AAAAATGCGGTGAGAACCACCATTGCGCCAGATACAGCGATCATCTGGTTGAGCTGGTCACGGAGCTACGCGACATACACAACATGACGTTCTGCATGATCGCTGAACACATCAACAGCACGATACAGATGCACATTAACGACGATGCGGCGTTTCATCTCTACCACCGCCGCACCGCAACTGACGCAGTGCTCTGTGAACTGTTACCGGGCTGAGTGATCATCATGCACACACAAAAAAACCGCTTGCCAGCGTTCGCCTGGTCGGGTTACAGTTTTCCCGCACCTCATAAAACGGGTGCCGGGATTTCCACCCCGCCGATAACCAAAGCGCACAACCGCGCCAGCGGTTTTTTTGTGCGTACTGTATTGCCACGTCTTTTTCGCGTCAGAATTATGGCGGGGCGTACGGGGCCGACTTCGGTCGGGCCGGGTTCTTTGGTTACCGGTTGTGGAAACCCTGTACGCCTCGCCACCCCGAGTTTTCCACCTCTGGATGGTGAGTTTTCAAAATTCACAACCAAAGAGGCCACACCATGGCAAACCGCAAACAACAGCGCGCCCGCGCAGATCGGAAGAGCACACGTCTGAACTCCAGTCACCAACAGCGCGCCCGCGCTGAGCGTCTTCACATCCGCACTGAAATTAACCGCAGACTCCATCGGGCTGCATCTGTCACCTTCATCATGCAGTCAAACGCATTACATCGACTTAACGATGGTATCGCTGCCGGGTATTACGCGGCAGTCTTCAGCTATCTGGCCGAAGACCTGGCAGAACTGCAGGACCTTATCAACCAGCAGCAACACCACCACTAAACAACATCCTGAAGCCATCCCGCACCCGTGCGCGGGAGGCTTCCGCACGTCTGTTACCGGAGGTTCTCATGAAGAGCGTTAAGGGACTTTCAGATATTCAGGATTTTTTTAACTGGATGTGGGCAGTGGATCCCCGGCTGGCTTCCCGCCTGAACGACTGGCACGACTATTACCGCCGCGCCTGTAAACAGGCCGCCAGACGCGTCACCACATACGGGGATTTCTCCTTCACCGTTGACGGCCGTTACCGCGTGGACGTGAAAGGCGATGGTGATGGTTTTGGTTTATTTCACATCAACGGAACCGACAGCACCGCCATCAGCTGGTCGTCGTCAGAGATGACGCTTGTTCTGGAAATGACAACGCACAGCGTGGCCGTGAAAGGCATATACACCGCAGAAGACTTTATCGGTGAATACCAGCGCCTTCTCGTGCTGTACCGCGCGGCGTTTCAGGCGGCGACTGCCGGGGAGTGCGACGCATGAGTGACCACAATGCACAGCTGGCGTACCCGTGGAACGCCCCGCTACCGGTTATCGATCCTGAAACGTTCGGCAGAGCGCAGCCAACCGCATTACGCCAGGCCATTCAGAGCTACATCAACGAGGATATTCGCACTGACGCCAGACTGGATGAAGAAACCGTCGCCTTCCTGACAACCACAGACGAAGGGAAGCGAATTAATTCGCATCTTCATCACGACGAAGAGCGTCGGATCAGACTGGAAAAACTGACGCGACACAAACGCGAAAATCCGCCAACGCTGGTATCTGAAGCCATGGCAGAGCTGCGCGCCCTGCCGCCGTTTCTTGCCGGTCCGCTCATCCGTGACCTGGCGCGCCTGAGCCGCAAACAGGAGAGCGCACGCCGGGAAGGGCTTAAGAATAACAGCGCATATGCGGCGGATAACTTCGTTCGTCACGGGCTGCGTGCCCGCCTGAAACGTATCGCCCGTGTGAATGAACGCTTTGCCACCCCGGCCTTTAAGGCCACCGCCGCGCGCGAACGGCTGGATGAACTGCTTATGCTGCCACAGCTGAGCCGTGACGAAATCCAGCGCCTTGCCACCCTGACCGCCACCGCGTTTTCCACCGCACTGGAGCGCGCATGTGATGAAGTCATCGAAAAGACCGGCAGGGGTGACGATGACCTGCTCACCTGGTTACTGACCTACCAGCCACTGGCACACATGGCGTTAAAACTGGGTATCACGCCACCCTGCTGGCCGTCGCTGGAAATCAGGCCCGACCGCCGCACCGACCCCGACCCGGAACGGGTGCCGGGTGCGGTCATGCGCCTTTCCTGTGCGACATGGTGGAACAGTCAGTTAAGACACCTCCGGGACATCTGGCGTGAAGAGCTGTTACGCGCCGCAGGCCTGGTGTCACGTAAGACGTCGGTATATATCAGCCATGAAGCGTTACTGGACTGGCGCGAAAAACGCCAGCGCACCCGCGATTTTCTGAAGGCCTGGGACATCGAGAACGAAGAGGGAGAACGGTTCAGCCTTGAGGATATCTACTGGGCAGGTCTCTCTAATCCGCGTAACCGCCGTAACGAGATGATGGCCTGCGTCCGGGGGATGGAGCAGGTCGCCGAAGCACGCGGCGACGTGGCGTTTTTCGTCACCGTCACAGCCCCTTCCCGTTTTCACAGCGTGAACGATGACGGCAGCCTGAACCCGAAATACTGCGGAGCAACGGTACGCGATGCCAGTGATTATCTGGTTTACCGCTTTTTCGCCGCCGTCCGCAGGGCCATCGACAAGGCCGGGCTGGGCTGGTACGGCGTGCGCACAGTGGAGCCCCACCACGACGGTACACCGCACTGGCACATGCTGGTATTCACCAGCCAGGAAAACGAAGCCCGTATCACTGAAATCATGCGCAACGCCGCCATCAGGGAGGACCGCGCAGAGCTGGGTGATGATATCTCCCCGCGTTTTAAATGCGAAAAAATCGACCCGACAAAAGGCACACCGACAAGCTATATCGCGACCTATATCGGTAAGAACCTGGACGCCAGCACCTTCATGGGGAATGACCCGAAAACCGGCAAACCTTACGTCGATAAGGAATCAGGCAAAACCATGGCCGAAACCGTGGAGAACGCCATCGGCTGGGCAGGCCTTCACCGCATCCACCAGTTCCAGTTCTTCGGTATCCCGCCCCGCCAGGTATGGCGCGAACTCCGCCGTCTTGCCGGGCAGATGGCCCGTAACCCGGCTGCCCCGCAGCGTCTGGACCATGACGACATTGACGCCATACTGGCCGCCGCCGACGTGGGATGTTTTGCCACCTATATCACCCGCCAGGGTGGTGTGCTCATTCCCCGCAACACGTACCTGGTCCGCACCGCATACGAAACTGCCGAAGAGGCCAACGACTACGGCGAATTCCCGCAACGTATTTACGGCGTCCGCGCCCCGTCACTCGGGGAGCGCTACACCATATGCACCCACCCGGACACCTGGAAACTGGTCAGACGTAAGCCGGAAAACGAAGACCGCACGGACGAGGGTTTTGACGTTGAGTGCGGCTTTGCCGCACCTTGGACTCGTGGCAATAACTGTCCCCCTGACCAGAATCTGACCATAAACGACCCGCCAGAAAGGCAGCCGGACGGACGCAGGGAGCAGCGACTTACCCTGCCGGAAGGTGATTTGGGTGAATGGTTAAGGTCACTGACCCCCACAGAGCGAAAACAACTCACCAGGCAGCTGAAAAGCCCGCCACCTGACACGGAAACCGTGAAAAACGGCGGCATCAGTGCGCCCGCTGGCGGCGTTCGCGTGAGTGTCGCTCTGACCGCTGAGCCACACATCACCGCACAAATCACCCGCGAGCTTGATGCGCTGGGCGTGCAGCTGCATGAAAGCGCCGTCGTTTCCGTCCGTCACGGTGCCCGCGTGCGCCTGGCTGACGGGCGCACCTCGTACTGGAATGACAGCACCCGCCGCATTGATATCACCCCCGCACCGAATACGGAGGCGCCACAATGACCCGCTTTTATTGCGCCATGCAGCGACAGCGTTTTGACGAACTGATGCGCCAGCGCACGCCCTTACTGACCCTGAACAACATTGCCACGGGGCCACAACCGGGCGATGAGCTGGAAATCACGGTCGTCAGTCCCGATCGCACCACCACGACCATCATCACCGACATACTCAACGGACGACCGGACAGCACCAACCGCAGCTGGCTTGTCGCCGTTCGTCCGCGCCGTCCGCCCGGAGAGCCGGAGCCGCTCACGCCTGCCGGAAAAATCATGCGGCAGTACCACGAAGAGCAGGCACACAAACACAACGCAGAACTCACCAGAACACTGGCATCGATTAACCGCAAAGCGGCAATTGCCCGCTATGTGCATTCAGCCGCTGGCAGACAATCACGCAGGTAAACAAAGACCATGAACATAACCAGAAACAGCCAACTAAAGGAGCGCACCATGAACAGCACCAGGAGGATCAGCGACAGAGAGCTTACGAAAATGATTGAGTCGGCACAGCAGCTGCTTTCACGACAAAACCCGGTCGTGGAAGAAACGTGGTGGGAGAATTTACTTGCAGCACTGACCGAACTCCGGGAACGCCGTCAGCAGTAAGGCCGCACTGACGCGCCCGATTTTTTCACCGCAACGCAATTCATTCACCCGACACACACTAAGAAAATATATGCAACATTACCACCCCGGAATAAAAACACTTTACACTTCTGTTAATATTACATAGCTAACACAATGACTGATTTCGCCAGCAATATTAATAAGCAACCCGGAGGTTTTATGTCTCATCTAATCAAACGCTATACGAACTACGATACAACCCTTTTAGCTGATATCTTGTCCTGCATCGCAGCCAATATTGAAGACGCCTACATCCTGAGTGGAGCTGTAGCTGGAAGGGATTATAATTACAATGACTTAATGAGTCTTGCTGTAAAATATCTATCCGGTACAAAACAGATTCCCGATATTCATACAGAAACAATAATACGAGGGGAGCCGGATTAACTATTTTTGCATGAATAAATACTCTACCCGAGCGCCGTTACGGCGCTTTTTTAATTTTATAACGTCCGAATTTACACCACCCCCCCCCTTTATCAGGGCTGCTTCGCCGGGGTAAAAATTCTTTTTGCCCCGGCGAAGCAGCAGACAAGCGAAGCGCGTCAGGAACGCCGCGACAGTAGTTCAAGCGCATACCGGCGATCTTCCGGGCGCATGGCATCAACAAGAAACTTCACCATATTGCGACCGGAGCGGGCACCGGGGCTGAGGGTATGGGAAAAGGTCATCGTACAGACGAAGGTATGCCCGCATTCGACATCACTGCATGCACAGTACAGATCCGCAAGTTCAGGGGTTTTCCAGTCTGTCTTCCGGATGACAGCAGGTGCGCCACAGTCAGGACACCGGGCTTTAAAAATCCGCATCTTACCTCCCGATAACACGTATTCCGGGGAGGACATTTTACCCGACCGGCACCGCTTTTTCTTCCGCCACATGCCCGGCATCCACATCAAAACAAAGATAAAGGTGTTCCGGTATATCGGGATCGCTGTTCACGGCGTTCATGATTTTACGCTGAAGCGGTATCACCTCATCCTTGCGGTACGTTTCACGCGTCGTTTCCGGGTTAGGGATGGTGGCCCCGTTCGTGGGGATAATCCCCGCAAGACCGGCAGGAAAGCGGTGTGCCGTAAACACATCCTGGGCGCTGATCCCCTTGATGTTTGAAAATTCATCCTTGGCGCTCACCTCACCAATCGGAATAATTTTCACCCCATCCGGCGAACCTTTGGGGATGTTGATGTACAGATTGCGGAAATTTCCCAGCCCCTTAGACTCCGCCACCTTCTCGCGGATCTCATCCTCCATCTCCGTGGTGATCCCAGGGTCGTTCGTATACAGCAAAAAGCCCATATGCGCCCCGTTGTTGTAGTAACGGCGACGAAAAAGGCTGGCCTCGCTGTTCAGCAGCGCCGAGTGGATGCCACCGATATAATCCGGCAGCCCGTAAATTTGCTGACGCGGATCATACATCCGCAGAAAGATAATATCTTCCGGCGTATAGACCAGCGCGGGACCTTCCTGAAGCACCACGAACTCACCGGTTTTGCGGCGCCGGAGATACAGCGACGGAAGCGGCTCAAGTGCCACGACGTCGCCGAATACGTTACGCACCTTGAGCAGGGCGAGATCGCCGAACAACAGGTAGTCAAATACCGCCTGTTCCATCTGGTCCGTTGTGAGACCACCACCGGTATAGCCCCCCGCCACCATGTTACGGCGGGCATACAGCACCCCACCGTGCTGGGCGTTAAGGTTCGGGAGCTGCGCCAGTGCCAGGCGGTTAATCGGCAGCTGCCAGTGGTTGTGTTCGTTGTCATACCAGATGTTATGGTAGTCCGTGCCGGTGGTCAGCACCGGTTCCGGCTGACCAAACGTGATTGTGCTGCCACGTGCGGGCGTGAATGCTTTTTTCGTCACGCGTGACGTTTTGTTTCTGCGTTTCTTGCTCATGCGGCTTTCCCGAAGGCCCATGTGGACGGGCGTTCATAGTCATAATCTACAGGCTCATTAATCACGGCGTGCGAAATGGCAAAAAACACATCCGCATGCCCCGTAACATCCGACCGTTCCGCCACGAACGTCAGCGCGTTACCGCTTTTTGTGGTGGTGCGGCGTATGGACATGAACGACGCGGGGATCTCCGTGCGTTCACGGCTGGCCTCATCAATGGCGTCTTTCGCCCACTCGATACGCTTATGGGCCACCACGTCTATCATTTTCATCACCAGGCGGTTTTTGCTCTCCACGCTGTAAAGAATGGCGTTAGCCTCACGTGGCGCAAAGCGACTGACGATATCAAACACCCCTTTCCCGATACCGGTGATATCTATGCCGATATAGGTAATGTTAAAGCGCTGCATCAGTTCGCGGATCTGATCGGCCTGCCAGGTGAAGTTAAATCCCTGCCACTGCCAGACGGCGAGCACACGGAACCGCTCGCCCTCATGGACAGGCGGAGCCACAATTACAAACGTGGAATTATCCCCGGACCTTGACGGGTCAAAGCCCGCCCACACCTCACGATTGCCGAACGGACGTGCCGCCGTGGGATCGTAGTCACCCCACGTCTCCATCTCCACCTCACACCTGACCAGTTCGGAGAACTTAAATACCGCATCCTTGCTGTCAACAAACTCGCAGCCGTACAGCATCGCATAGGTGGTCGGGTTGTAGCGGTTCCTGATACGTTCAATATCAACCCGTGCAGACAGGCCACCCGCCACCGCCTCTTCCAGCCGGATAATGTAGCGCCAGATCCCGTCAGGGCATTCACAGCCCACACGCATCGCGCTTTCTTTCGGAAACTCAACAGCACGACGCGCCGGATCATCCCCGCGCCAGTCGTCACCGTTCCAGACCAGATAAGCCTGGTGGGTTTTGGCGCTGGGTGTCGAAAAGTACGTCGTGCGGTATTTGTCGTGGGTTGCCATTGCCGAGGCCACTTCATGCAGTCGCGTGAATTTTGGGATCCAGAACACCTCATCGCCGTAAAGGTGGCCGTTAAATCCCTGGGCGGTACTGGCATTGGTGGACAGGAAACGCAGCATTGCGCCATTGCTTAAACGGATATGCTTACCCGTGAGCGTGATCCCGAACTGCAGGGCGAAATTAATAATATATTCGCGGAAGATTTCCGCCTGAACCCGTGACGCAGAAAAGAATATCTGGTTATCACCAGTCACCACCGCATCTTCGAACGCCTCCCATGCAAAATACCAGGTCATGCCTATCTGGCGACTCTTGAGGATGAAACGCCACTCACGGTGCCGGTTCTCGCGGCAGTGCAGCTGGTAGGCATAAAGATTTTTACGCGCCCATGCATCCAGCATTTCAGCAGTCAGCCCGGAAACGTTGTTTTTCCGGTAGCGCCGCTTTTTCCCTTCCCCCCCGCCGCTGGTCGCCGCCACACCGTCGTCGCACACTGCCGGACGCGTGGCGGCAATTTCCGCCATCCTTTCAGCGTGTTTGTTTTTCTGGGCGATAATCTTCACGTGCTGTGCGATAAGCTCGCGCAGTTCGGCAAGTTCGCACTCCGTCTTACCCTCGCGCCCGGTCAGCACATCAATACGCCGGGCGATCACCTCCTCAACGGATTCAGCGGGCAGCAGGGCGGCCCACTGCCCCACATCACACCAGTGGTAAACCGTGCGCGGCGGAATACCGAGCTCCGCCGCAATATCTCGGGGATGCCACCGCTTCAGATAAAGCGAGCGGGCCGCCTCTTTAATTTCGTCAGAATATTTAGCCATGCGCCCATTATGGCGGCGCATCCGGCCCGCATTCAGGCAGAAAATTTCGGCTGTGTTCGGCTATCCCACGTTATCCGAAGACAGCCGAATTCAGCCAGTAGCCCCCCGCTGTAAAAATCCCGACACTCACCGGAGTTCTTCAGATTTTCACGTAAAAGAGGCCACGATGCCGCAGCCAACGTTGATGACCGACTGGATATGTATCGCCACATCAGGACCGACCGTTGACGGCCGCGAAATTGATCCGCAGTGGCTGACTGATGCCGCTGAAACCTATTCCCGCAACACCTACACGGCGATGCTGTGGCCCTGGCATGAGGAAGAAATCGGACACCGCCAGTACACCAGTAATCTGGGTGAAGTGGACTCACTGAAAGCGGAAACCGGCGAGGACGGTAAAACCCGCCTCTACGCGCGGCTGGTCCCTAACCAGTACCTGATTGAAGCCAACAGACTGGGGCAGAAGCTGTTCACATCCGCCGAGATAGTGGAGAACTTCGCCCGGAGCGGACGCGACTATCTCCTGGGCGTGGCGGTGACGGATATCCCCGCCAGTCTGGGGACGGAAAAAATACGCTTCACCCTGAACAACGAGGAATACACAGCACAGCGGGCGAACTGCCAGACGTTCACGCTGGGCAGCCTGTCACCGGACACCACCCATGCCCCCAGTAAACCTGAATCATTCCTGAAACGCCTGTTCAGCGCAGGACAGACCGACAACACCGACAACACCGATACCAGTAAGCCTGATACAGGCGAGGACGCAAAAATGGACGAAATTAAAGCACTGCTTGAAAAGCTGATCACCCTGGTGGAAGGCGGCAGCGCCGCTGCCGCTGGCGAGGGCACAGCAGACACGCCGGAAGAAGCAAAAGCCGAAGTCGCGGAAATCGCCGCCGAAATCGCCGACGCCGCCGCAGAGGTGGCAGAGCTGGCAGAAGAAGTGAAAGCCGCCCCGGAAGACGAGGTTAAGGCCGAAGCCTTTACCGCTGCAAAAGCGAAGCTGGAAGACGCCATCAAAGCCTTCAGCACCATCACACCGGAAAAAGGCGAACGTTACCGCCGCTTTGCCGCCCGTCGCCGGGACGACACCGACAAAGAAGAAATCAAAGCCATTGCCGAAAAACTTAACGACCTGACCACGAAGCTGTCAGCCACCGGCATCACGCCACGCCCGGCCGGCACACCGGCAGAAAGCGAAAAACCGTTTGACTTTGTTTAAGGATACGCAACATGCAACTGAACCAGAAAACCGAATCACTGCTTCGTAAGTACGCTGCCGGGCTGGGTGCGGCAAACGGAGTTGACGACGTCACACGCTATTTTGCGCTGTCTGACCCGAAGGAGACCGCGCTGCGTGACGCCATCATGCACTCCGACGAGTTTTTATCAAAACTGCCGAACGTGCTGGATGTTGAACAGGTGACAGGCCAGGTGGTTACCACCGGCGTTCCGGGCCTCCATACCGGACGTAAAAAAAATGCCCGCTTCACCCTTCCGCTGGGTGTTACCGGGAATGAATACAAGCTGGCTGAAACCGATTCCGGCGCCCACCTCCTGTACACCACACTGGTCACCTGGGCGAACGCAGGAAGTGAAAACGAGTTCTTTAACCGCATTCAGAATTTCGTTAACAGACAGATTGCGCTGGATATCCTGCGCATCGCCTTTAACGGTACCAGCGTAGCCGAAGATACCGACCCGGTAACCAACAAAAACGGCGAGGACGTCAACACCGGCTGGCATGCCATCGTCAAAGGCCGCAGCGCAAAACAGATCGTGGAGGCTGGCCCGACGCTGGGCAAGGGTGGCGACTTTATCGGGCTGGATGCAGCCGTGGCAGACCTCGTGCATACCCTCATTGATGAGTCGTATCGCGGTCATCCGGATCTGGTGGTACTGGTTGCGCCCGATCTTGTGGCACAGGACAAGGTGACGCTGCTTAACGCCATCGACGCCCCCACGGAAAAAGTGGCCGCGCAGCTTATCGGTCGCCAGATCGCCGGGCTGACAGCATACACCCCGCCGTTCATGCCGGAAGGGCGCCTGATTGTCACCACGCTGGCAAACCTTCACATCTACACGCAGCGCGGCACCCGTCAGCGCCGTGCGGAGTGGAACGACGATCGCAAGCGTTTTGAAAATAACTATCTGCGCATGGAAGGTTACGCCGTGGAGCACGACGAAATTTACGCGGCCTACGACAAGCTGACCATCAAGGGCGCAGAAGAAGCCGAAGACGTCGGCGCATAAGCACAGAGGGCGGCGCAATGACACCCTGCCAGCGACACCGGGCGAAAATCCGCACACAGGAGGCACTCGAACGCCGGGAGGCGCTGACGGCCTCCCCGGTCAGCTTCCACCTGTTACGCGCGGAGCTTGATCGCGATGTGGCACGGCTGCGCAGTCTTCCGGTCCGTGAAGAGCGGCTGGCGTTCAAGCGCGACATTCTCCTGCCGCGCTGGCTGCCCGTCGCGGAGCGCTATATCGCTGACGGAAAGCGCCACGCCTGCCCGGTACTGGTGTACTGCATCATCTGGCTGTTCGACACGGGCGACCTGAGTCGCGCCCTTGACTGGGCAGACATTGCCATCAGTGAAGGCCAGGCCACGCCGGACAACTTCCGTAGCACCCTGCCCGCCTTCGTGGCCGACACGGTGCTGCAGTGGGCCACCGACAACAGCGAGGCCGGACACAGCATAGAGCCGTATTTTTCGCGCACCTTCAGGAACGTCACCACCACGTGGCGGCTGCATGAGGAAATCCGCGCGAAGTGGTTCAGATTTGCCGGGCTGTATCTTCTGCGCGACGAGGCGGGCAAACCGAGAGCCACCGCGATTAATGATACTGCCGTACTGGAAAAGGCAGACGCATACCTGGCACAGGCGGCAGCACTGAGCCGTACCGCTGGCGTAAAAAGTATCAGGGCGCGCATCAGGGCACGCATCAGCGCCCTTAATGTAGCGTAAACGACTACCCGCAGGGCCGGGCGGGCGCGGGAGGAGGCATCAGTGACGGAAACTGTATGGCCGTGGAATCCCGGACAGCCCGCCTTTTTATTCATATGAGGCACGTCATGAGCGAACCGAGCTTCAGCGTCAGCGGTAAACCGCTGAAATCCACACCGCAGACGGTGACAAACGGCGAGCCGTTCTGGCCGGACCTTGATCTGGCTGAGCTTCAGGGGTCACGCACGCTTCCGGCTGATTTACCCGACGACACGGCGGCCATGGCGCTGCTTGCCGCAGTGGCCGAGGTGAACACCACGCTGGCGCCGGTTGTGGCGCACTGGAAGGCGCAGGGGCATGAACGCGCCGCAGACGTACCGGGGGCCAGGATGGGCGATGAAACCCAGCTGGTCGCACAGTACAAAAAGGCCGTTTATGCCCGTGCCAAGGCCGATCTTATGGGCGAGTTCGCCACCATTGGTCGCCGTGAAACCTATCCGGGGCAGGAAAGCGAGGACACACGCGCCACCTTACTGGCTGAAGCCTCGCTGGTCATGCGTAACATGCTGGGGCACAGACGCGCAGGAGTGCACATCATATGAACCAGCTGGAAAGCCTGACCGCCTTCATTACCGAAAATCTGCCGCCTGACGCCATGCAGTTCTTCATGAGCAGTCAGGAAGACGCGCAGCTTATCCGCAGTCAGAAGGCGCTGGGTAACGACCAGATCCGCATGGGCGTGATGACGTACACCGGCGTGATTGCATGGGATAACTTCCCGTTCCGTAAATACTCACCGGGGCTGGTTTACGCGCTGGTCATGGCCTGGCTGGAAGAGCACGCGGACCCACTGAGGGAGGAATTCCGCCCGGAGGATGTGAACGTCGACCCGCAGTTTAACGATGAGGACTCGTGCCTTCTCGATATCACGGTGGGACTGGCTGACCCGCTGATCATCCGGGTGCAGGAAGACGGCCCCGTTCCGTACAGGGGGAAACGCTGGACACTGGTTAACCCTGAAATCTGGACGGCGGAAACCATGGAGCTGTTTGTCAGCAGGAGCCGCGAATGATAAGCGGCCAGCTGAACCCGCAGCAGCTGGCAGAAGCGCAGGCGATGCTTCAGTCGCTGGATCTGCCCCCGAAAAAACGCCATCGCCTGTTATGGCGTATTGCCCGGCACGGCATTATCGCCGCAGCCAGACGCCATCAGCGCAACCAGTGCGCACCAGACGGCACGCCGTGGGAACCACGGAAAAATAAAAAAAAGAAGGCAGGCAAGAACACCGGAAAGATGCTTAAAAAACTCCCGCGCCTTATGGCAGTGCGGGAGATACCGGGACAGGACGCGGTGAAGGTGTATTTCCGCGCAGTCAGATACGGCCCGACAGCGTCGGCGAGTAACGTCGCGTGGGCACATCACAACGGCGCCACCATCCGCTATCACGGCGACAGCTTCCGGCACAAAAAACCGGGGCGTTCCGTACCGTGTTCCCTGAAGCAGGCACAGGCGCTGAGAGCATGGGGGCTTGAGCTGAAAAGCGGCAAGCGCTGGCGAAAAGCCACCCTGTCAATGATACGGAGAAGGGTATCTAACCGACAGGCAGGCTGGCTGCTGGCAAGATTTGAGCGCGACGACTGGGAAAATTTTCGCGACCTTCACAGCAGTGATGGTCCGGGAATACGACAACGTAACAGCCCAAGGACATGGACCATTACCCTTCCGTCGCGCGTCTTTCTGGGGGTAACAAACGAAGAATTTTCACACATCCTGGCACGCCAGATGAACGCAATGGGCTACGGCCTGGACGTTGACGCACAGGATATCAGATAAGGAGTCACACCGTGAGCTGGCCGAATGTAACCGTAAGCCATCAGAACCGTTTCAACGGTGCCACCCGTGAAGTGGAGCGCACGCTGCTTTTTGTGGGCTATGGCAAAAAGAACACAGGTAACACCCTTTCCGTCTCCCCTGAGACCGACCTGGACGACGTGCTGGGACCGGATGAAAGCCTGCTTAAATCCACGCTTAGCGCCGCAATCGCCAACGGTGGCCAGAACTGGTTTGCCTATGTTCACGTTCTGTCTGAACCCAAACCCCCGGCACCGGAGGGTGGCGACGCTAACGCCGCATGGGTGGACGCGGTGAAAAAAGCGCAGACCATCGCCTCTGCCGAGGGCGTGGTGATTGCCATTGACATCACGGCCAAAGATGCCGTTAACCGCGCCACCGAAACCCGCGCCCTGCTTCAGTCCGCTTATGGCCGCTTTGTCTGGTTCATGCTGTGCGTGGCCGGACCGGGCAAGGATGAGGCATGGGCGGCATACGTCACCCGCATCAGTGCCATACAGGACGGCGTGGCAGCACCTGGCGTGATGGTGGTTCCCCGCTTATGGGGAAATGAGCCCGGCGTACTGGCGGGCCGTCTCTGTAATCCTTCCGTCACCGTTGCGGACAGTCCGGCACGTGTGGCAACCGGTGCCCTGGTGGCGATGGGTAACGATGAGATCCCGCAGGACGGCAAGAAACAGCCCCTTGAGCTGGCCACGCTGCGCTCGCTGGAAGGCAAACGCTTCAGCGTGCCCATGTGGTATCACGATTTCGACGGGCTCTACTGGTCAGACGGACGCACCCTTGATGTGGAGGGGGGCGATTACCAGGTCATCGAAAACGTGCGCGTGGTGGATAAGGTCTCCCGCCGTGTACGTCTGCGCGCCATTGCCCGCCTTGCGGATCGCGCACTCAACAGCACACCGGGCAGCATTGCCGCCAGCCAGACATATTTCAGCCGCACGCTGCGTGAAATGGCGCTCGCCACGGAGATTAACGGCGTACCGTTCCCCGGCGAGGTTAAACCGCCACAGGACGGGGATATCACCATCGTCTGGACCAGCAGTACACACGTGCAGATTTACATTGTGGTACGCCCCTACGAGAGCGCAAAAGCCATTGGCGTAAGTATTGAACTCGACACAGCACTGGAGATCTGACATGGCCGGAAATGAACGTATCAGCGGCGGCGCGTTTGATATCAACTACGACGGGATCATGATCCACGTGGAAAGCGCCACCGTCACCATCACCGACAACAGCGCCGTGGCACAGACGCGCGGCGTGCCAAACGGCTACACCCGTGGTTCTGTTTCTGCCGATGTGGAGGTGGAAGTCGACGCGCAGAACTTTAAAAAGTTTGGTGCTGTGGCCCGCTCTGCGGGGTCGTGGCGTGCCATTCCTGAAAAGGATTTTCTCTTTTATGCCAACAACGGCAGCGAGGAGGAAAAAATCGAGGTATTCGGCTGCGTCCCCATGTTGTCGGACGTGGTGAACATCAGCGCAGGTGAAGCCGGAAAGACCACGAAAAAAATCAAGTTCATGGTCACAAGCCCGGACTTTATCAGCATTGACGGCGTGCCCTACCTGTCAGCCCGTGACACCCGCGATCTGAAGGGGTGATGCCATGCCGGACGGTCAGACTTCACTCCTGGCAAAACTGATTATCATCGGTGCTGCCATCGGGCTGGGGCGTCTCATGGTGAGCCGCGATCGCATCACAGCCCGTCTGCTTATCGGGCGAATGATTATGGGCTCTGCCGTGGCACCGGTTGCCGCCATTCCGCTGTTTAAATTTCCGGACATGCCGGAACTGGTTGTGGTCGGTCTGGCGTGCGCGCTGGGCATTATGGGCAGCGCCTTTATTGAAGAATGCTTTTGCCGTCTGGCAGACCGCTACCTGAAGCAGAAGGAACGCAGAAATGACCCATAAGCCTTACATTTC